TTCAATCTTAGAATGATCTGTGAGGCTATAGGCCTGGAGGTAGTGATCAAAGAAAAGAACATAAATTCCTAATTATGGCGAATAAGCCACAAATAGAAAATGCCTAGAATGCTCCCAAAATCCAAACTAGATTACTCTCTTGAGATCCGCTATAGGCTTTCAAGCGGGGAGTGGTCTAAGTGGATGAACAAGGGAAAGGGTAGCTTTCAAACTATTGATATAGTACAGAGGCAGATTCGAACTCTAGCTGCCGAACATTACGGCAGACAAAAGGAGATAAGATTTGAATGGAATGGATGGCTATGTGATTACTCAGGGCAGCCTACAGGGGAAGTAATTAGCCTAAAATGAAATCGATCGTATGGCTATATGATCAGGAATTCAAGTATGTTTTTCAGAACATAGGCAAAGATTTATGGGAAGATCTACGGCAAGAAGTAGCGGTCATAGTCCTAGAATACGATAAAAAAAAATTGCAGGAACTAGAAGCTAAAGGAAAGCAGGTTTTCAAGTTTTGGATAGTGCGAATATGCTGCAATCAAACGAACAGCAAATATGGGAAGTTCGGAAGGATGTATGCAGCCCTAGTACCTGTGGAGGATATAGTCAAGTTCATCAAGGAAGAAGAAGAAATAGATAATAGCCAAGCGGTAGCAGATTCAATATCTAAGATCATTGAAACCCTTTATTGGTATGATCAGGAAATACTAAAGATGTATGTGGAACTAGGTTCTGTGAGGAAGGTATCAAAGCAGACAGGCATTCCACACACTTCAATTTTTATCACAATTAAAAATATCAGAAAATGTATCAAGCAGCAGTTGGTGTACTAGGTTCAATAGGGATAACCTTGATCTACTTCTACATCCTAAACTTTCCTAAATTTTTTAAGAAAGTCACGAGCAGAAATTTGGTTAAGCCTTTTAGCTGCTCCTTTTGTATGTCCTTTTGGATCAGCCTATTTTATCTAATCTTAAAAACAGATATACTATCTGCGATATTTATAAGTAGCACAGTACCCTTCATCTATCTTTATGTGGAGGATAATTTCACTAATAAATTTCAACTATGACACCTGAAGATCACGAACTATTCAAGAAGCATTTCGAACTATACGAATGCTACAAAAAGCATGCTTTCATTCGCAACTACGATAAGGAAGTCTACAATGACTTAATTTATCTCTATACTACCTATGTCAATGAGAAGCACAATTTCTCACACTGGTGCAGTAGCTGCCGTGCAGAATTAGTCAACTACCTATATGGTTGGTACACGAATGAGGAAAACACGACCTGGTACAGAGAGCAAAAAGAAGAAGAAGCAGAAGTACCTTTGACCACAGAAGAACCTGTGATTGAAAACAAGCCGATCACAAGAAGAAGAAAAACCAAATAACACATGGACAACAAACCAAAAACTAGACTAGGCAACGGAAAGAAAAGAAGTGAATCTTGGCTTACTGCTGCGATCTGCTTATCCGATGCTGAGGCACACGCTTATACCTACAACGGGAAGAAGTATGTCAACCTGAATATCAATATCTACGATCAGCCAAATGAATACGGCAAGGATGTAGCTATTAGCCTAAATGAATACAAGAAGGAAGAAGGAGCAAAGCCACAGGCTAACAAGATTAGCGGCATTCCTGTTAATACTTTTCCTAATGATAATGATATTTTAGATCTACCATTTTAAAAACTACAAACCATGTCAAACTTTCAATTAAATTTCAATAGTGCAACAAAAGTGATAAGCATAACCCTTGATAATGAAGATGGAATCTTCGATCTAGCCTACCTATTCAAGAAGCTTTTAGATGATGCAGGAATTCCAAACAAGTTAGAAGAAAAGGATATCACACCTGTAGAGGCTTTACAAGTAGCAAACGAAAAATTAGACTAATGGAGATCAGAAGCGTTAAACTTTCGGAGATCAAAAGCAATCCGAATAACCCTCGAATCATTAAGGATGACAAGTTTAAAAAGCTAGTCAAGTCTATTCAAGAGTTTCCAAAGATGCTTGAGATTAGACCTGTGGTAGTTAATGCTGATATGATAGTCCTAGGGGGGAATATGAGATTGAAAGCCTGTAAGGAAGCAGGACTTAAAGAAGTTCCGGTGATCTTTGCGCATGATCTGACTGAATACGAACAGAAGCAGTTTATTATCAAGGATAATGTAGGCTTTGGTGAATGGGATTGGGATATGATTGCCAATGAATGGGATGCGGAAGAGATAGAAGAATGGGGACTTGATGTGCCAAGTATAGCAGAATATCAAGAGCCAAATGATTTATCTGATACTTTAAACCAAATGTTTAAAATTGAAGTAAATTGTAATTCAGAAGAAGAACAAGAAAAAACCTATAATAAGTTAATTGAACTAGGACTAGAATGCCGACTTTTAACATTATAAAAGAAGTAAAGCCAAAGCAGACCTTTAGAGTTGCTTCAGTGATCGGAAAATTTGATATACAATCAGAACACATTGTAGAGCAATTTGAAGGTAATATTGATTTATCAAATGATTGGCAGATAGGCTTAATTGTAGGTAAGTCAGGAACAGGTAAAACTACTATAGCAAAACAGCTTTTTCCTGAATCATATATTACAAATTATGATTATAAAGAAGAAACAGTTTTGGATGATATGCCAAAAAATTGCTCAGTTGATGAAATAACTCAGGCTTTTAATTCAGTAGGATTTTCATCACCTCCATCTTGGCTTAAACCATATTCAGTTTTATCTAATGGTCAAAAAATGAGAGTAGATCTAGCAAGAGCAATTCTTGAAAATCAAGATTTATTTGTTTTTGATGAATTTACATCTGTTGTGGATAGGCAAGTTGCTCAAGTAGGATCATTTGCTATGCAGAAAGCAATTAGAAAAACTAAAAAACAATTTATAGCTATATCATGTCATTTTGATATTATAGATTGGCTTTTACCTGATTGGATTTTTAATACAGATACAATGACCTTTCAATCTCTTGAAGGGCAAAAAAAAAATAGACCAGAAATCAAATTTGAAATATTCAACACAAAAGATAAAGGAATCTGGAAAATGTTTTCTAGACATCATTATTTAAGCCATAGTCACAATAATGCTGCAAATGTATTTGTAGTAATAATAAATAATGATATTGCAGGATTTATTAGTGTTTTACATTTACCAAATAAATGTCCAAATATTAAAAAAGTACATAGGCTTGTTGTTTTACCAGATTATCAAGGAATTGGAATTGGTTTAAAATTATTAAATGAGATAGGATATATTTATAAAAAAGATAAGTGGAGATTTACAATTACTACAAGTTCAGTCAGTTTAATTAATTCTTTAAAAAAAAATAAAAATTGGAATTGTAATAGCTTTGGTAGGGGTGGTGGTAATAAAGGATTAAAGGAAATGGTAAAAACTGAAGCTAAAAATAGATTGATAGCATCATTTGAATTAAAATATCAAAAGTCAACACTATGAAAAAGCCTGAAAGATCTGTAATAGAGAAAGCTATTGTAAAAGCATTTGGGAACCTGTCTACGGCTGCAAGATCCTTACAGGTAGATAGGGTTACGCTGTACAAATGGATCGAGCAGGAGGGCTTAGAACAGGCTGTAATCGAAGGTAGGAATACAAGGCTAGATTTTGTTGAAAGCAAGCTAGATCAGAAGATAGATGGCGGTGATACTACTGCAATCATTTTCTTTCTAAAAACTCAGGGCAAATCCAGAGGCTATGTCGAAAGGCAAGAGATCACAGGAGCAGATGGAAAGAAATTTTTTGAAGTCACTATCCTAGATGACAACGAAAAGCATTAAAACGAATAAGGTATTCCGCCATCTTGAAAGCAGCAAATCAAAGATAGTAGTTCAGCAAGGTGGCACTAGATCAGGAAAGACCTATAATATCCTTCTCTGGATCATTTTTTCATACTGCGAAAAGAATACGGGTAAGATCATCACGATCTGTAGGAAGACCTACCCTGCTTTGAGGGGTACTGTCATGCGTGACTTTTTAACTATCATGAAAGATCACGAAATCTACTCAGAAGATGATCACTCAAAGACTGCATCTGAATACAGACTGAATGGCAATGTTATAGAATTCATCTCCCTTGATATGCCTCAGAAGATCAGGGGTAGAAAGCGTGATCTACTATTTGCAAATGAGGCAAACGAACTTACATTTGAAGACTGGCAGCAGTTGCTTTTCCGTACAAATGAGAAGGTGATAATTGACTTTAACCCTTCGGAGGAATTCCATTGGATTTATGACCAGGTACTACCTAGAAAGGATGTAGAATTTTATCAAACTACCTACAAGGATAACCCATTTTTAGGGGCTGAGATCAAAGCAGAGATTGAAAGGCTCAAAGATATAGATGAAAACTATTGGAGGGTCTACGGGCTAGGAGAAAGGGGTCAAAGCAGATCCCTAGTATATACCTTCAGTACTACCAAGCAGATACCAAAGGAGGCGAAGCTAGTAGCCTATGGTCTTGACTTTGGATTCTCAAATGATCCTACGGCATTGGTTAGGACTTACATCCTAGATGATGCCATGTATGTAGATGAGTTGATCTACAGAACAGGCATGACCAATCAGGACATAGCAAAAGAAATGCAGAACCTGGGCCTAGAAAAGCAGAATGAAATCTTTGCGGATTCAGCAGAGCCTAAAAGCATTGAAGAAATCTACAGGATGGGATGGAATGTAAAGCCTGTAGTGAAGGGTGCTATCAATCTAGGGATAGACATCATTAGGAGATACAACCTTTATGCAACAGAGGGAAGTTATAACCTCATCAAGGAACTCAGGAACTACAAGTATATCGAAGATAAGAATGGACAGATGACCAACAAGCCTGTAGACAATTTCAATCATGCCTTGGATGCCTTGAGATATTCTGTGGTGAATAAGATCTCGAATAGTCACCTAGGTAAGTACTCATTCAGATAGATACATCAAACCAAAAAAATATATTTAAAACTATGTGGGATAAATTGACTGTCGGGCAGTTCATCAGCCTGTACGATATCGAAACAAACGGAAACCTTAACATCATTGAAAAGCAGCAGAAGATGCTTGCAATTGTGGAGGGTAAAAGTGAGGAGTATTACGATTCATTTAAGTATCGTGATCTCATGCATGATTACGCTGAGAAGTTGGATTTCTTTAATAACATCCCACAGACTAAACCTGTAGATTTCTTGCAGGTAGGGGATAACAAGTATAAATTCTGCTATGAACTAAACGAGATCACAGCAGGTCAGTATATTGACATTCTAGCCTTTAGCGGTGAGATCATGCAACTAAATAAAATAGCTGCCTGTTTCTTTTTACCGATGAAGGGAAAGAGATATCAAGGCTATGGGGTAGTTCCTCATGATGTGGTGGCGGATGATTTGCTAGGGGCAAAATTTATAGAAGTTTATAGTTGTATGCTTTTTTTTTGTCAATTATTCAGCGAATTAATAAGCAATACAATAACCTCCTCAATGATAAATCGGGAGATGGCGGAGAAGGTAGTCCATTTATGGCAAGGTGGGGCTGGGTATTTAGCACTAAGCAAGTGGCAGACTTCCAGAATATCACAGTAAATGAAGCCTATGATCTACGGGTGATTGAGTACTTAAACACCCTAGCATATTTAAAGGATTACAATAAGGACAAAGAAGCACAATATAAGAAATGGTCGTTGCAAACCAGAACCAAGTAGACAACCTGATCAATGTAAATGGTCAAAGACTATCAGTCAATCAATACATCCTAGATGTAGAGAAAATGCTTGTCACAAATGTGAAGGAAGCAATGCTGAAGTTAGGTGG